TGAGCGGTACTTTGACTTCATGCAATACATTATGAAAGACAGGTACGACCATACAATACCTAACAGAAAAGAGCTTGAAGAGGCTGTTCTTAACCTTCAGGTGATGCCTTCTATGAGGGCTTTAATGACGGCAGGGCTAGCCCTAGAACGTGATAACACATCCGGCTACAACTGTTCATACATTCCTGTAGACTCGCCTCGTGCATTTGATGAGATACTGTACGTTCTCATGTGCGGCACTGGTGTAGGGTTCTCTGCAGAGAGGCAGTACACAGAAAGTCTGCCTGTTGTAAATGAACACTTTGAAGAGACTGAAACAACCATCATTGTACAGGATAGTAAGGCAGGATGGGCTAGGGGCCTCCGTGAGTTGATTGCGTGTCTTTACGCTGGTCAAGTACCCAAATGGGACTTATCGCGCCTACGCCCCGCTGGAGCGCGTTTAAAGACGTTTGGGGGTAGATCGTCTGGCCCAGCACCTCTTGATGATCTCCTTAACTTTACGGTATCCTTGTTTAAAGAAGCAGCAGGTAGGCAGCTATCTGCGCTAGAGTGTCACGACCTTGTGTGCAAGATAGCCAGTGTAATCGTTGTAGGCGGTGTACGCAGGTCCGCTCTCATATCTCTGTCTGATCTTAATTCAAACAGGATGCGAGTAGCCAAGTCTGGTGAGTGGTTTAGAGACTACCCGTACCGTGGGCTGGCTAACAACTCTGCAGTGTATAGAGAACGGCCAGACATGAATACGTTTTTGAAGGAGTGGTACTCATTGTATGAGTCCAAGTCTGGAGAGAGAGGCATATTTAATCGTGAATCTGCACAAAATAAAGTGGCTAGTATTGGTCGTCGTGATCCTGATCATGTGTTTGGAACTAACCCTTGCTCTGAAATCATTCTACGTCCCTACCAGTTCTGCAACCTCACAGAAGTCGTTGTCAGAGCCGAAGACACAGTAGGTTCTCTTACAAAGAAGATTGAGTGGGCTACACAGCTTGGCACCTATCAGTCCTGCCTCACTGACTTCAAGTATCTGAGAAAGATATGGAAGCAGAACACGGAAGAAGAGAGGCTGTTAGGCGTCAGTCTTACGGGCATACTAGACAATGAAATGCTATCCACTAATAACTGTATGCTTACTGACCTTCTGGTTGGTTTCAGACAAGTGGCCGTTAAGACAAATGATAAACTATCTAAGAAGATAGGAGTAAACGCCTCTACAGCTATTACCTGTGTAAAGCCGTCAGGTACAGTGTCACAGTTAGTCGATAGTGCATCTGGCATACATCCCAGACATAGCGAGTATTACATTCGTACAGTGCGTGGAGACAACAAAGACCCACTGACACAGTTTATGATACAGTCAGGCATTCCTGCAGAACCTGCCATTGGCAATGAGGACAACATGACAGTGTTCTCGTTTCCGGTGAGGTCGCCCAAGGGCGCTCTTACTCGTAACAGCTTGACGGCTGTTGAGCATCTGGAGTTGTGGAAAGTCTACGCAGAGAACTGGTGCGAACACAAACCTTCCATCACTATCTCTGTAAAAGAACATGAGTGGCTGGAGGTAGGCAGTTGGGTATATAAAAACTTTGATTATATATCTGGTGTTTCCTTCCTGCCTCATTCAGACCACACATATCAACAGGCACCTTATACAGAGTGTACTGAAAAAGAGTACAGTAGTTTAGTAAAGCAAATGCCCAGCAGTATTAACTGGGCAGGACTAAAAGAAATAGAAATAGAGGATACCACAACGGGTTCTCAAGAACTTAGCTGCACAGGCGAAGTCTGTGAAGTTGTAGATATAGGAGCATAAAATGAAGAAGATAGTTATATGTGCCATTGGACTAACCGCTATCGGATTAACCACCGCAGCCGCAGCAATTAACAGCGATTGCGGATACGATGCTGATGGCAATTTTCGTCTGGGCAATGGGCAGGTAGCTGCACATGGGACATGGGAACATGCCAAGGAATGTGCAATGAAAGGCATTCTACCCTCTGTAGTTGCAGAGCGCCTTGGTAGGCTTGGCGATGAAAGCACGCAGAGTGAGGCAGACGAGTTACGCGAGACAAACACTCGCATACAGGAAGAAAAAAAGAAGCGTGAAGTAGAAGTACAGCCCCTGCCCCCTGCTAAGTAATGATTAAAGAAATCCAGATAACCGAGGACATGCGGAAAGCTGCTGATCATAAGGCTTTCATGCTTGGAGAGCTAAACAATTCGATCATGCGAAGCGGTGGTTCTCAGTCTGGATATCTTGGGGAGATGATTGTCGTAAGCGTTCTGGGTGGCAAGCAAGACAACACCTTTGATTACGATATCGTTCTTGATGACGGCACCACAGTAGATGTAAAGACTAAAAGAACATCGTCTCCCCCACTACCCTACTACTCCTGTTCCGTAGCTAAGTTCAATACTTCGCAGAAGTGTGATGCGTATGCTTTTGTGCGAGTGAAGTATGATATGTCTATGGGCTGGTTCTTGGGCATGATAAAGAAGAATGACTTCTTTCTAAAGGCTACAGAGCATAAGCGGGGAGACTACGATCCCAGCAATGGCTTTGTGTTTCGCGCTGATTGCTACAACCTGCCGATAGAAGAACTAGAATGACTTACTTCTTAATAAATTTTATGATGTTCTTATTAGGTATGTGCATATACTTAGCCCTGCCATCAACAAGTTCTCATGGCAGCAGATCGCTTACAACGATGCTAATAGTATTTATAGTAGTTTTATTGAAGGTTTTACACGATGTCCACCAAGCATGATGCGTTATTGTATAAAATGTCTGTGTCTTTGACACAGGATGGCAATGTAGCGATTGACTTTGAGGGACCACCTTCTCCAGAGGACATAGAAGCAGCGTTTGATGAGTGGAACGCAGACTTTGAAAACACAAAAAAAATAGTCTCGCTGGTAAAATACCTACGAGACTATAGTGATAGACAGTACAGAGATTTAAAAGGTTTTATTTTTTAGGCGGCTCTTTCTTTTCCTTTGGTTTAATAGCTTTCTCATAATAGATTATGAGTTCTTTTTGCTGCTGAATATACCTTTTTAGTTCTGCCATGTTTAGTGCCAGTGTTTCGTAGTCACGCACACTCACGGCATAGAATACCAAGTCGCCATTTTCTTTCTCAAATGTCTTTTTAAAATCCGCAAAGTTCCTGTCTGTAACTACATAGAAATATATGTTGTTCAGGCTGACACTCTTAGGTCTAGCCTGTGCAGGAATCTTGCGCTCTACCTCTACTGTTTTTACTTCAAGGGGTAGAACTTTTCGGAAGCTGCTGCACCCCGTCGCCACTAGGGGGAGGAGCAATAGCACCAGAAATAGCTTCAAAGGACTCGAATAGTTTCTTCGTTCCATTGTTAATCTTCTTCTCTACAAGTTTTGGTTTCTTCAGACTGAGGACTAATAGGTTGTGCTTACGCAGCTTACCAATGAGTGTGTCTCTGTAGTTATTAGCCGCTTGCAGTTTACCTTGAAGTTCTTTGTTTAGTTCCTCAAACTTCTCACGGTCTTCGATCATAGCGTTGATCGTATCATCCTGCAGTTGCTTTGCAGTCTCCAGCTTGGCGTTGTTCTCAGTGAGTGTCTGTATCCTCTCCTGAGTATCCTTGTAGTAATAGTATCCGCCGTAGACTACGCCACCGACTAATCCTAACACGACTATAAGTATGTAAACCTTAATCACTTCTTAGCACTCATGTACGCGGTCATTCCCATGTACGCTCCGACCACACCTGCCTGTCCAATGTAGAAAAGCCCGAACAGATCGGAAAGTGCTTTAATCCGGGTGTCAGGAAAGATAGGCAGAAACACCAGCGCAGTGAACACAAGCATGGATACCATTGCTACCCAAGCCATCTTCTTCTGCGCTTCCATCTTTTCCTTTTTCTCCAGAGCCTCCATAACGGCTAACTCCTTATCGCTCACTACCCCGTCATTGTCGAGGTCCAGTGCGCTGTACTCGCTGTCTGGCTCCAGCTTCTTTTGCTCTCCCATGTGATACCTCCACCGTCTCTATGACGGCCTCTATGTTGTGGTGCCAGTGATCAAGAAAATGGTGTACTCTTGGATACTCAGGTACAACGTCTAGAAACTGCCACATAAACTCCTGCAGTATATTGTTGTAGTCTGGCATCCAGTAGTACACCTTCAGTGTCACTGGTTCTTTTTTTATATATAGTTTAGCCAAGCCTGTTTTTAGCTTTGATAATGTTCATACCAAATACATTGATAGCGGTAAGGATGGCCTGCACCTTTTTGTTGTCCGCTTCATTGGGCGTGATAGCAGCGAGGATGGAGAAGCCTCCAAATCCTGCGAGGGCTAGCACAACGATAGTGATGATCAGTTCCATTATTGACTCCTTCTAAATTGTCGCAACTCTTGCATTTGTCTGTCTTGTCTGTCTTGAGAAGCAAGAACATCTGCTTTTGCAAGAGCGTTAATCATAACTGTAAACATATTAGCATTAACTTTTCTAGATACATCTCCTTCAGTTTCTAAAATCTCTACAAGCTCATCAACCATTTTTGGATCGTTAAGCAATTCTACAAAGGCTTTACCCCTTGCTTTTCTAAGATTAAGAAGAGCAACTTCTGTTGCTACGTACTTAGGACTAATAACTCCACGAGAAATACTGTAGACACGAGAGATCATTGACTCTACCGACAGACCTCTAGGAACACGCACGTTTAATCCTGCTTGTTGCAAGGCAGCGCCAGCCTCTCTACTCTGTATCATCATTAACTGGCTAAGCTTTTGCAGACCATCAAATTTTTCATCGTCAGGTACAAGCATCTTGAGTGTTGAAACTTTATCTGGGCTATTCATAAGTTCAAATAGTTGAGAGGGATTGAAGTTATACATTCCAATACCTGCTTCCGCACCTTCTATAAAGTCTCCGTAAGAACTTCTAGATATAGATTCTAGAGTTATATCGGAAAGTAAGGAGTCAAGCTCTGCCTCTTTTCCACTATATTTTGCGCCTTTTGCTGTCAACTTTTGTTTTATTTCTTCTATTCTTCGTGCGCCCATAGGACTGTCTACAAAGAAAGATAAAAAGTTATCGTAATCTACAACTGTTCTAGCCCCTTCCTCGCCAACATTAAATCTATTGATTTCATTTAAAGCACTTTGTCTTGCTTTTATCTGGGATTTAACTTGTTTGGCAGCATCGTCAACAGCCTGTCTAACATTAATCTCTGCATTCTTTAATTCCTTTGTGCCAGCCATAAAGTTATCAATTCTGCTGTTATACGCGCGAACTGGTTCTGGGTTAATAAACCCTGCTTTTTGCAGTTCTTCAAGAGCGTCACTCTCTAGGTACTCTGCCTTTATTCTTTTTCTTGCGATATCGAGTCGAGTTTCTTTTAGTCCCGGCTCTTCCAGCACAAGACCAGTAAATTCTCCTTCTTTGTCTCCTGCTTCCGCTCTTTTTCTCATGCGCCTAGCAGCTTTAACAGTGTCCGTTCCTGATATATGATTAGACAACAAACTATCTAGAAGAACTGTAACCTTGTTTTTGGTTTCTTCCTCCATCTTCCATGTGCCTGATGCTTCATCATACTCGCCAAAGCTTCTATTTAATTTTTCAATAAGCTCTCTTCCGTATGTGGCATCTCCCTGCATGATCTTATCAAAGTCTATCCACTTTACAGGGTTAGTCACAAACCCTGTTCCACTTATACTAATGTCAGATTGTTTTGCAATCTCCGCACCTATTTCGTTTTCAGGATCATACGATGAAGCAATGACATTTCTCTTCCAATAGTTTTTTGCTCTGATAATAGCTTCTCTTGCCGGTCCATAGTCAGCAGTGTCGTCTATAGCATTTATAATACCCTCACTAAGACTGTTGTATATTCTTGCTTTTGGTCTGCTAGTTTCTCTTGCTGCTGCACTTCCAAATCCAGAAGACAAGTCCTGTATTTCAATAGGAGACATGGTTATTTTTAAATCTTCCAAGCCGGGATAGTCAAGAAGAGAAAGAAACACTTCAAAGTCATTTGGTGGTTTCTCACCCTCCCCCTGAAGAAGCCTTCTTATATCTTCAAAACTTGGAACGTAATCTTCTCCAACGGGATCAATGCCTTTTTCTGCGTTAATTTCGTTTATGGCTTCGCGAATGTCGTCAGCAAAGGCCCTGTTCGTTTTTAAAAGCTCTTCTACATTGCTTTTAGCAGAGGCATCTGCAAAAGTTGTAAGAGTTCCTGCGTCTGAAATTCTTCTACGAGAAAGTTTTTGAAGAGACGATCTGGCTTTTCCTCTAGCAATGATAGGCTCTTCACCTTCATCTGTGGCTCTAAAGATGCTCTTTAACCAATCTGTGACATCTATTTCAACATCCATGCCTTTAATTTGATTAAATAAGCCTCTCCCTATGCCCTTTTTAGCTTCTAACTTTGTCTTACCAAGTTTAGCTAAATCAATTGCTGCCTGTTGTAAATCTACATCAAGTTGATCTTTATCCAGATAACCTACAACAAACTTTTCAATTCGACCGGATATTTCAGTTGTCGCTTCTTCAGATAGACTAATTAAGTCCTCTGCTTGCCGCTGAAACTGCGGGATAGCTTCTTCTTGGAGTTGTCTTTGTGCCGCCCCAGCACCTCTAGTAGTAGCAACGACTAAATTATTAGACAACATCTCTGCTACTAGCGAGGTGACTCGATCAAGAGAATCTTGGTTTGAAATAAGTTGAGGACTCATAACTGTGCTAAGAATACTATTAACAAGACCCTCTAGCTCTATAACTTCTTGCGCTATAGCCTCATTTTCTTTTTGAGCTATACCTCTCATTGAGTCCACAAATTCAGTAAACTTAGCGTCCTGATACCCTACATCATCGGCTCTGCCTGATAGCTGATCAACCAGACTTCTAAACTGTTCGACTGCTTTTTGGTTTTGTCCGCTGTTTTCTATAATTTGTTTTAATTCATCGTCAAGCGCCTTAATGCCTTTTGAAGCATCAATACTTCTATCACTGATAGCCTGTCTTATCATCATAAGAGGTACAATACCCATAGCACTACCAATGGTCGTATCTATTAGTTCCTCATCAATTAAAGATTTACCTTCTGCATTTTTATATTGAAGCAGATCGTCCTTTATCTGAGAAAAATACTTTATCTGACCAAAAGCTATCCTTCTCTGTTCCTCCGGCAAGCTACGAATAAATTGTGCGAGAGAGTTTAACGCCTTTTCCTGATTTCTAGTCAAGTCTGTAACTCTAGGCAGAACACCTTTGGTTATAAGAGAATCCAGTTGTGCATCACTTAGTAGGTTAATTGCTCCACCAGCACCTAATACAAAATTAGCTACGCCTTGGAAGCTTGTTTTAGAAAGCCTGTAAACCCCATCGATAGAAAAACCAGCAGTAACGCCGCCAGCGATAGCACCCATCCACGCATACTCTTCGCCAAAGTAGTTTTCAGCAACAGCACCCATTGCTGCCGCAGCTACCTCCGTGCCCAATACGTCAGTCACACCTTTGGGCAGTTGTTCCAGACGCTTTCTTCGCAAGCTGGCTAAGTTATCTAATTCTTGATCAATTAACTTTTGCTCTTTTGCGGTGCGTGCCGCAGCAAGTTTTGATTTAGCTTTCGTTATGGCAGCAGTGTTCTGAAAAAATAAGAAAGGCATCTTTCCCAAACCGCCCGCACGTTTAGCCTGAAGAACTGTTGCTGCTCTCTTGGTAAAAGCCTCTCTCCGCAAACCTCCCAGCTTGAGAGTGTTTTGCATGAAGAACCTTTCATCTGCTGATATTTTTTCTACGGCCTTTCTAAGTTGTTCTTCGCTTGCACCTTTCAGATCAACGCCCTCTTTCTTCAAAATGTCTTCGGCCTTTTTGATAATGTCCTTACTATTTCTAAATAAAAACTTCAAGCTGGCGGCACTAAAACCAGTAACTTCTGGTATTAACCTAGCAATCTGTTCCATAGTAGTGGCATCTTCTCTTGAAAATGCTGACATAGCTTCAGCTTCTTTGACTGTTATTAGATGACGCCTACCTCTACTATTAAATCTTTCCAGCACTTCTTTTACAAATTCTGGCTCGCTTCTAAGTTCAGGAGTTTCTTCAAAAACCTTTAGTGCAGTTAAGAATCCTGCAACCAGAGGGCTACGATCTTCTTTTTCTCTAAGCTTATTATAGTAGTTTGAATATCGTTTTTTATTTTTAAATAGCTTTTGTGGCCCTATTAAAAGGGAGTCATCTTCACTATAAGCAACACCGTCTATTGATCTAGTTCTATCTACCTCATCAAAACCCCTCTGCTGCGCTGTTTCTAAACCCAAGCCATAGCCTATAGTATTTGCAGCAGCAAGAACATTATCAACTACAAATGAACCAACCTCATAGGCATCCCGCATAACACCTAAAGCTGTTCTTCCTCCGACTTCATCTCTTGCTCTTTTTATCAGTTCAGACCTATGAACTAAGTTTTCACGGCTTACAAATTCACTACCAGCCCCTTGCAAGTTTAAAGCAATACTCGCCACCGCTTCCGGGTCTTCATCCAGCGAGTACATTTCAATTTCTTCTCTGGTGTACATGGCATCAGGTTCTTGTTTAGCCGGATCAGCAGCTACTGCCTCTGTAGGAGGGACGCCCTTTTCTGGTTCAAGCGGCTCTAAAAATTCAGGATTGATTGTAAAAGACATATGTTTTTCCTTATCTGCCGTATCCTGTTACCAGATCATCTACAGTAGTTGATGATGGAGTAAAAAGTTTTTTGACCGGGGACTGTGCATCAGTCCTTTTAAATGTTGGTACGGGTGGTTGATTACTGGCTTTTTGTTCTTTTATATCATACTTGCCAACCCCATCCTCAATTATGTAGTCTATCTCAACTACAGCGTTATTAGACAGGTCAAGCATAGAGGGATATTTTTTGAGGATTTCTTCTTTCTTTTTTGCAAGCCCTCTTTCAAGTGCTTCGCGATTAGCGCCGGGTTTATCAATTTCGCTAGAATATCTCTTTACTGCTATACCCCATTGTTTAATGCCATCAATGGGCACGATTGCAAAATTACCGTCATCACTCTTACTAATAGTTAACGCTTTTCGCGCAAGGTCTTTATGGTACAGCAAATCCTCCATTTGTTTACGAGGAGGGCTATTGTCTAGTTTAAGAGAGGTCCATCGCGCCATCATTTCGCTCCTACTATCTGTAGGAGTCTGCTGTTGTCCTGTAGCTGCAGCAGGTTTGGGAGGAGGAACCTTTGAATCTTGCACTATTTTAGTATCATAATTGTCCTTATTATATGGATTTATAATACCGCTCACTTTTTCTACTGTAAAAAATAATCCTGCATTAGAATCAGGTGTAATCAAACGATACAAAGAAGATCGATTTATATGACCAACAATTAACTTTTTAACTTCCGCTAGTTTAGCCCTTCTCATTTTCATAGTATCATAAGTACCACCTAACATTTGCAGAGTGCGAGTAATGTCTGTATCAGAAATAGTTCTTCCGCCAGTTCCTCCCTGCAAAATGCCGGTTAGCTGATAAGCAAGAGCCATCTCTAGCATTTGCGCTCTGGCAACTTTTACTGCCCTGTCATCTAAATTACCTCCAGCTTTAGATACTGCCTTTGTATATTTATCTTTTGAGTCTTGAATAAGAGAATATGCACTTTTTCCTTCTGGATTGTATCTCTTATCAACCCTTCCTTTTGTTGTTGAAAGTACACCTAGTCCTCGGGTGGTATTCAGAGCCTGATTGATAACCCCCTGCGCACCCCTAAGTAAACCTGTAGCCTTTGGAAGAGCCGTAACAAGAAATTGTAAAGCTGAACTTGGTGCTTCTGATCCCTTAATTGCCTTAATTAAGCCTGTAGTTGATTGTAAAGCAGCCCTTGCTAGAGGTAGGCTTTTTCGTATTTCTGCAACTTCTTCCTCTCTGTTTTTCCCCTGATCTGTTTCTATGTAATTTCTGTAAGCTTTAGCTCTCGGCCTATTTCCTTGACCCGTGTCGAGTTCTGAATTTTGGTTTCCATACAAATTTACAAGAATACGAACATTGCTGTTTAGTAATCCATCTTCGTCTACAAAACCATGCCTTGGATCATACAGCCACTCTGAAGCTGCTTTTTCAAGTT